GCGGCGGTTTCGGCGGCTGCGGCCGTGGCTCCTCCGAAGGTTCCGCCAAGGACATTCATGACGTCGTCTAGGGATGCGCCGTCTTTGATCATTGCTTTGATCTCTGGTGAGAGTTGTCCGAGCGCCTTAAAGTTGCCGCCGTACGCTTTGGCAAGTGCATCGGAGACGGTGGCTAGATCCTTACCTGAGCCTTGTGCGATGTCCTGTGCGAGCGCAAGCGTCTTGTTTGCTTCCGTGATGTCTTTGGTTCCGACTAGCAGCGCTTGGAAGGCTGGACGGAGTTCGCTGTCTGCTGTGCCAGATGCCCTCGACATTGCGGCGATGACGTCTTCTTGTGCGGCGACTTGTTCTTTTGATGCGCCTGTGACGTTGCCCATAACGAGCGCAAGGTTCGCTTGTTCCGCTGCGTCTTCCATTGCTGCTTTGGTTGCGCCTGCAAGGGCTACGCCTAAGCCGGCCATTGCTGCGGCCGCTGGGATTGCTGCTTTCTTGATAGCAAAATTCGCCTTGGCGCCGAAGCCTTCTAGTTGCTTAAATTGGGCGATCGCCTTCTTTGCGCCCTTCGGATCGTATTCGCTGATGATTGGGAGGATGACGGCCATGAGTTACCTTGCGCTTAGATCGCGACTTAAGGCTTCTCCGACGCGGTCAACGATTCGCGCCATCTCTGTCTCAAGTTCGCTTTTGTTTGCTTCGTACTGTTTCCACACTACTCGCGACGGGTCGCCGTACTTGGCTGTTAGGGCTGCGCCCATTTGATTACTTTTGGAGAAGTCAAAGAAGGATGCGGCCGCGCCCATCCATTTAATGGCGAAGGTTGAGAGGTTTACTTTGCCGCCGAAGACTTCTTTGGGTGCTTTGGTGTTGATGTATGCCTTGACGGAATGGCTAGTTGGCCATGGGAAGACTTCGTATTCGCCACGGAGACGCCATTGGCGTTGCCAACCTGACAGCGGATAGTTCAACGGAATGGCCGACTGAATGTCCGAGACGAGCCCAGACGTTACGCTTTTGTAGTCCTTAGTGATGTCACGTCGGAGAGCCTTGTCGATCTTGTTGAGATCCTTAAGCGCTTGGCCAAGGCCGAACACTTCTATCCGTGCTTCAACGCCGCCGGCTGAGTCTCTCATTTGTGTCCTTTTTTGTTTTGGTCATTAAGGACTCTAATGATTGTGACCATGTCGCGTGTGTCAAACGTGTCGGCATAGAAGGTCGGCGACCAGCCTGTCGCGACTACCAGTTCGGCTAGTTGCCGTCGGTAGCCGCGTCCGTAGGGTTTGGATCTGTGACGTCTTTGTGATCGGTAATTTCCATGTCTGGGTTTTCTTCAAGCCATTGCATGTAACTTTCGGGAAGCTTCTCGCCCTTAACTTTAAGCAATATGTGCGCCCAGCAACCTAGATCTCTCATGCCAATTCCACGGCCGTCGCTGAATCTACGGTTCTCTATTCGTTCCCATTCGGCAATAACAAACATGGTTGTCGTAACAGTTTCAACTGTGTCGCCGCGCTTAACGTCTAATTTAATCTTTGCCATAGTTCTCCTAGTGTCGGGCCGAGGACGGCCGTGATTATGGGTTTGTTACGTCTGCGCTGTAAACGCCGCCCTGTATCTCGATATCAACCACTTGTAACTCACCAAGGGCCGCGTTAATCACAGGTAATTCAGAGATGAATCCGTCGGTTAAAATAAATCCAGGATTCGTCGAGCCGTCAACGGCTGCGGTTGGGTTTACTTTGACAACGACTTTTGTTCCGACAAGTGTAGAAAGTGTGGCGTAGGTTTCGTTTGCTGCGTAAGACATGTACATCGTCAAAGTTAAGGAGTTGGAAAACAGGCCCGATGTGTAGGTGCGCGATGTGGATCCAAAAGCGGTGTCTTCCAAAGGCTCCGAGACAACCGTGAACACCGCTGCGGTGCATTGGTCGCTGATGTCCACAAGCGATCCGATTGCAGCGCCGATTTGGACTTTTGGGTTTGAGAGGATTGTTGAGGTTGCCATGATTGCTCCTTGAGTAGTGGTTTCAGTTTGACATAGTTTCGGGCGCTAAGTGTGGATTACGCCGTTTGGACTTGGGTTGCGACGGTAAGTTCGTATGCCGGCAGCATGGATCCGCCGATGTCGACGTTTGTGGGTCGGCCTGAGATGATCCCAATGTTGAGCGCGTACACCTGAGCCAGCATGTTGAGGAGGGACTTCTGGGCGTCTAGGTTGCCCGGGCCTAGCGTCACGATCTGGAGTGTAAAAGTGAGTTTGGCGATGTTGTAGTTGAAGCCTTCAATTGAGTCAATGTTGACGAACACGCACGGAGGAACAATGTTGCGTGGATCGTTTACAACTTGAAGCCCTGAGACGGTTTGCAATTTGGCGACTAGGTCGTCGTAGCCCTCATTGAATAAGTCGGTGTAGGTCGGGACTGGCACTAGGCAACCTGCGGTCGGTCAATGCCTAACAATTGGCGGATCATTCCGTTCAGTCCCATAACGGGAGCGGTTCCCATCGACTGGAAGGATGCAAAGGAATCCATGGATCCGCGCTGACGGTAGAGCGCTCCGCCGTACATAATCGTTCCAAGTTTGACATCCTGCGAAGGGACGGTCGTGAGAGAGTCAACATAGCCGGCTTCCATACGTCGACGCCAACAGAATTGGTTTGTGCTGGCCGCGCAAATGGTTAGGAATGTGGCGTCGGCTGCGGTGGCGGTTCCGATGCCCAACCAGTCTTCAATGTCTGTGGCCGTAATCCACGTGCAAGTCGGAGTTGATGTCAGGGTTCCAGACGCGGCGGTTCGCTCGACATCGGCGGCCGTTCTTGCGTAGAGGACTTGGTTAGCAATTGGGATGTTGACGTCGTAAAGCAAGTCGCCTTCGGTGTCTACGCCCTCAAACAAATATTGGGGAAGCGCTCGGATGGAATAACTTCCGTTGAACGTGGCGTCTACGCCTGCGACCGTTATTGACTGGCCGACCTCCAACTCCGTCGGGGTGAGAAGTTGAAGGACGGCGAAGTCGTCTATGAGGTACTTGTTGGTGACCGTATAGGTGGCCATTACTAGGGCCTACCTTCCGATTATGGGCTGACGATGATGGACTTGACTTGGTCTGCGTCTGCAATGAACGTAGATACGTACCCTGCGTACGAGAAGTTACGACCCAATGTGGATGGCAACTCAACGCTCATTAGGCCTCGTACTTGTTCGTAGAACTCAATAGCGCTTGCGCGCGCAACGACCATTGTGTTTGCTGCAAAGTTGTTGTCTGCAATAAGAGTCAAACCAAACGGGTTGAATGTGCTTCTTTCCGTAATGTTTGCAACGCCCATTCCGTTTACGCCCATAAGTCCTGCTGCGCCGGTGTACGGGAATACAGGTCGCTTGTCTGCGTCTAACTGGTTGCCGAGAAGCTTCCATACGTTCGGGCTGACGAAAACATGGTCTGGCAAGAAGTTTGTTGCGGTCAATATGTCGGTTGCTGCGTCATACAATGCTGCGATTAACGTTGAAGGATCGGCGGTGGCAAATGTCCATGTCGAGCCAGATGCCGATGCGCCTGCGGTAATTGCGTCTGCTGCGACGTTATCGCTGGCAATGAGATATTCGCCGAGTAAGTCATTGAGAATTATTTGCAACGATGCTGGATCGGTGAAATCGACGTCCTGAATTGAGAGCGTGACTTGTCCCGCCAAGGTTGTTTTGGTAATTGTGTTTGACGCAATAACCATTGTGGTTGCGGATGCGGCAGCAAGTTCGCTTGATTGTGCAGCGACGCTTGTGTGCGTAGTGATCGTTGGACGAATAAAAGTCTTTGATGCTCCGCCGTTTGGCATTGCGCGTGCGCCGATTGCGTTAACAACTGGACGGATAAAGTTGAGGTCTTGGAAGACTGGCCCGAGGACTGGTACTGGCAAAAGTCCAGGAGTGTCGGTGGTAAGTACGTCGCCTGCGGCTGCTTGTAGTGCGGTCTGCTTTGAGCGCATGAACTCGGTTGCTGCTGCTGCAACGTTACGGAATGTTTCTCCGCCGATGTGCATTGCGGCCATGTATTCGCCTGGTGTTGGCAAATCAAATTTGCGCTTTGGCTGTGCGTAAATTGGTGCAGTAGGAATAGTTGCCTCAACTGCGGTTCCGATTGTTTCTGACATTTCTGGTTTCTCCTCTACTGGGGTTACTTCTTCATTTAACACTACTTCAGGTTCGTCTTGGTGGATACTTGCAGCGACCTTGGTGATGTTTGCGGCATCGCCAAAAGCGCCGATTGGAACTAGGGATAATTCCATCCAGTCGGCTGACTCAATGATCATTGTGCCTTCTTCGTCATACGAGAACTTGGTTGGGTTTACGCCGACCGAGACCTGATCAATGGTGCCATCCAAGGCCATAACCAAAGCGTCATTTCCAAGGGTCGTTGCGCTGATCTTGGCGCTAAACATCATGCCTTCTTCGGTGTCCACGCGCTCGGTGACAACGCCGACTGGTTGGCTGGCATCGTGGTACATAAACAAGCGCGGGGCTTTTCCTTCAACTGGCAATGAGCCTGGACGGAAGATCACAGCTGTGCCATCCGAAACCGTTGCCGGCACGTTGTAGGGAACTGCGGTTCCCGAGATCGTGCGTTTTGGTGCATCGCCGATAGCGGCGTCAACCGTAAAATCTCCTGCAATTAACTTGATCATCGTGCTAACTCCTCTTGAGTGTTTTCTCTTACAATAGTTTCATCGCTCATTGCATCGGCGGCATAGTTTTCTTCTAGGTATTCATCTGCGTCAAACTCAACATAAGTTCCGCGCGGTAGCACGTTGTCCATAGACAGCGCTCCAGCAATTGCATCTGCATACAACTTGACTCCAAACAAATACAGGTCGGCGCGCGCCTGTTGACTTGATTGGTACGAGTAAGCGCCAGTAGCAACGCCCACCAAATACGGCGGAACATTTGCCAGACGCGACATCTCGAGCGCCTGATATTGCGATGCCTCAATCAATAGCATCTTGTCAGGCGTGCTGTTTGTTTCCGTGTATGTTAAATACTCGTTAAGCGCGGCCGTCTGATTAGTTGATCGCGCTGCATTAAACGCGCTTGCCAAATCCGCTAACTCTTGCGCGCTAAGCGGTTCGCCACCTGTCTGTTTAAGTACGCCAGCAGGGATGCTTGACGATGCGTTACGGTTGCGCGCTCCTTCGAGTTTTAGCGCGGTTTCTATAGCGCCAGGTGCCGAATAGATCATGCCTTGCGCGGGTGACAGGAATTGCACAAGGTTGGCAGGGTCAAGCATGCCGCCTTGAAAATACACTTCTTTAGATGGTGCAAACCAAACAGGCCCAGCCATGTCTTGTGTAGTAATTGAGCCGGCTGGTAGTCGAGTAAATGATGCGGGGTAGCCGTCAGCGGTGCGCGATGTGATGTACCAAAACGCGCGACCAAACATCATTAGGTCGTCAAGCGTCCACGACATAATAAATTGAAATGGCACGCTTGGGTCTGGTCGGCGTAACCATGAGCGCGGCGCAATGGTTACCTTTTCCATTTCATCGCCGTTCCACATTTCGTTATACATTTTTAACGGCATGCAACCAATTACTGATGCCATGAGATCGCGTGCGCGGTTGATCGTTGGCACGCTAATGGCTTTGTTGCGTGCTTCGCCTTCTTGGTAGGTGTAGTACTGACCGATCATGTTTACGCCTGATTGGTTTGGCATATAACCGCCAGCAACGGCAGCTGCCACGCTAGGCGCTGGGCTTATCGCTGCTTTACGGGTTTTATTAAAGATTGCCATGTTCCTACTTTGTCATATAAGTGGCAACCGCGCATGACTTATCCGATTCCGACAAAAGGCAAGGTGCGCGGCCGCCGCGTTTATCTTAGTTATTTACCGCGACAAGCATGGGCTTTCCGCTAGTAACTGGACGAGCACACATGCCAATGCCCCAGACCATTGTGCGCGCTAACTCAATTGGCCCGGGTGAACGCTTGCTTGAAAGCACGATTGTGTTGTCGGTGCGCACAGCAACAGCGCGCTGGACGTGTTCGGCTAACAGTTTTTCTCCTGTGTGCAACAGTCGTGCCTCGGCAATCATGTTTTTGGCAAGCGGTGTAAAGCGACCTAGTTCGGCGTAGCCAACGACGACTCGGCGGCGCTCGATGTTTGGTGGGCAAGTTGCGTCCACGGTTGGCGACAACGCAAACCTAATTGTCGGGTCTTTGGCAAGTTCTTGCACGTTGTCCCACAGCTCTGTTATTGACTCGGCGATGAATGCCACGGTGACTAGCACTCGACCGTCTGACAGGTTGACGCATCTGGTCGCGCTGTATCTGGAGTCGTCCAGCGACGATTCGATTGCCACGACGCCACCGCTAGGGATGTCCCCTGTGTACTCAAGGGATGGCCAACGCCCTGGCTCAATCCATCCGCGCACAACACTTACCCAAAGGTTTAGGGATGCGCGCAAGAACGACGCCCGATCAGGGTTGGTTGACTCTTGCCTAATTGTGTCCATGTCCAACGTGTAACCAAGTGCTGGGTTACCCCACGCCCATGACGCAGGATGCAGCGGGTCAAGGCTTGGGTCAGGTGACCACTCAGCCATGTACATCGTTGACGGTTCACCTTTGTCAATGGCTCGAATGCCTGCCTCTCGCCAGCGTTGGAACAATACTGATTCCTCGGTGCCAGCTGTGCTGAAAAAAAGTGCCAAAGCATTTTTACGAGCGCGCTGTGCCGGCAGGAGACCGCCTTCAACCGAGTCGGGGTTGACGTCAAACAGCTCGTCCACCACGACCAAATCAATTGACATACCGTGACCTTGGTTTG